CGGGTAACTTATCGACCAACCAACTTATTACGTCGTCAGCTTCCATTCTATTAGGGTAGATACTCTTTATTCCCAATGAATCCAATAGCTCTCTCAACGTTTCGTCGTTCTGATGAGCTTCTTTAGCCACGTTACTATCTCTATTGCTTTTATATTTGCTTTCTGAAAGAGATTTACGAAAATTTGTTGAAGGGTATGATAATTTTTTATCCCAAACGGCATAAGTTTGATCCGGGCTAAATTTATCAACGTACGATTTTACTGAGCGTAAAAACATTAAGGTTGACATATTAATATCGCCTTCCTTTTTGTTTTTGTTAACCCAAAATATTCTATACAATAAATTATTTGCGTCTAGCAGCAGTGTTTTCATTTTTCTTTCCTTTCTTTTTTGACTTAGATTTATTTCCGGAAAGGGAGTTCATCCTTTCAACCACTGCTTTTCGGATTTTGTTCTTTGTATTTGTAGAAATATATTCGAATGTTTTCGACTCTTCTACCAAAGAATCAATTTCTTTTTGATTGACTGCTTTGAGTATTCGATCTCGTATTGATGTCATACTATCATTTTAAATGATCTATTAAATAAGTCAACCTAATTTGTTGCATCGTATTGTGCTCTAATTACTTTATAGACGTGTCTTGGTAAAACTTCTACAAAGTCTACTAATCCCGATTTCATACCATCTTTAAAGTCTTTTATAGGTACTTCTATCTTTTGATTGTTGGGTACTGTGAGAAAAATATATTTTTCCGTAGTAGAGCGAATAAAGGCACAGAAATGACCTGCATAATCACCATTCTTTATGGCGTACATGTATCTAGGTTTGGGTTTTCCAGTGTTTCTTATAAAATTCAATAATTTCATTCCATTCTTTACTATTTTTTATACTTCTCTTTGGAGAATACCCTAATCGTTTTATTTTAGAATAGTTTACTGCATATCTAAAATCGTGACCAAGTCTGTCCGAAATATACCTTATGGTGGTGTCGGGTTGTGTATACTTAATAATTTTATTAGCTATTTGATTATTAGAATATTCATCCCCCGAACCGATATTATAAATTTCCCCAGCCTCGCCCTTTTCAGCTACTAATATTAAAGCCTCCGAATGGTCTTCAGCGTGGATCCATTCACGTTTATTAGTACCATCACCGTAAAGTAATATTTCTTTGTCTCGTATCGATGTAAGAATTGATTTTGGTATCAGTTTTTCTGCATGTTGACCTGTACCAAAATTGTTGCAACAACGAGTAACACGAACATCCATACCATATGTCTTGTGATACGATAGTGCAATCAGATCCGAACTAGCTTTTGAAGCTGAATAAGGTGAATTTGGTAGTACGGGTTGCTTTTCATTCCAATTTTTATCGTCCGAACGTAAAGCACCGTAAACTTCATCTGTTGACACGTGGATCACTTGCTTTCCGTACTGTTTAGCTAAGTTTAATACATTGACAGTGCCTATTACGTTCGTGTTAGCAAACACGTTTGGATTAGCAATGCTATTATCCACATGAGACTCTGCTGCTAAATGAAATACTTTATCAAATTTATGGATTCTAAATACACTTTCTAACTTTTTAACGTCTAATATGTCTCCATACACACTCCAGACGGTAGGAACGTTCTCTTTATCAACGTATTCACATGCATATGTTTCTTTATCGTAAACAATAGTTCGATATCCCTTGTTTCTAAGGCATTTAACAAGGTGATGGCCTATAAACCCGTAACCACCTGTAACTAAAACAGTCATATATCTTCGTCTTTTCGTGGTTCTTTAGCTCCTTGAATTTCTTCTATATCTACCACGTTATCTGGTTGAGCTTCCATGGTTTTTTTGTTTTCTATGTAACCTTTTACCACTTTATCGAGGAAATCATGCGAAACATCAGTAAATTCATGTAATTTTAAGTCTGAAGCTGAAGTATTGTTAAGAATACAGTTACTTCTCTTTACAGCCGTTACGCCTTTCTTGTAGAACGCCTTTTCTTTAATGAATTTAATGTTTTCTAAGGACCAACCCTTAGGAAGAAGGCCTTCTTGTATAAGTTCTTCTTTATTATTGTTAAAAGCAGTAAATAAATCTTTTGAATTGAACACATTCGAACTTACAATGTTATAGATACCAAAAGGCGGTGGTGCTAAAATAGCATTATATACAAAATTCATCAAATCAAACATATATGTTGCACTATTATCTTCATCTAGAACTGTTTCATACTTCAACATCTTTGAAATAAGATTTTTTGGGTGGAAAATTTCACCAATTGGCATTCTGATACGTAAATTATAACAATTAAAGCTTGATGTTAGTGAGAGCTCACCGGCATGCTTTGTTTTACTATACCAAGATGAGTCCTCATCAAACAAACCAAAGTTTGGAACTTCTTCTTCGGTGTAACCCACATATGGATCCGGCTTCGTATAGCCTGTAAATATACAACCAGAAGAGATATTAAAAAAAGAAGGTACATTACATGCTTGTGCTGCTGATGCTAAGGTGGTTGGCAATACTGTGTTTAATAACCACACCAATTCTTTCTCTTTTTCAGCATCATCAACGTTTTTCTCACCAGTAAACCCAGCTGCATTAATTATTGCATCAAAACCCGTTCCTTCTTCTTCATATTGTCTTAGAAAGTCTACGAATGTGTTATAATCACGGTAGTTAACTTGTGAACTTTCTATTTGATGTACTTCTAATCTTTCATCTGTAGCAAGAAAAGTAGATAATTGTTGACCAATGAAACCTTTTCCTACTACGAGTACTTTCGTAATATCCATATCAATATTTTAAGATCAATCTAAACCATTTCCACCCATTAAACCTGGTGGTCCTAAGTGACTAACAACAACTTTTTGAAGTAAGTGATGAAGAGCGTCGTTTTGTAAATTATTATCTTGTAGAACACGAACGACACCGTTTCCTTTAACGTCATAACCTAATATTATACAACAATCCATATATTCTTTTAAAATTCTATCTAGTTCTTTATAATGGTTTGCTTGTTCGTTTTGTTCTTTTGAAAATTTACGCTTTACCAAAGATTCAAAAGCATGTTTGATTTCTTTTTCAGAGAGATTATCAATATTATTTTTGTCTGGTAAGGGTGTTGGAGCGGGTCCCTCGTTTTTACTTTTCTTGCTCATCGTTTTTTATAATAAGTAGAGCTTTTATTATTATTATTTACGCCCCAAGTAACTATTAGCTGGGTTATTATTGATTCCATTGAAGGGGTTGCCATAAAAAAGTTTTTTGGTATTTTCTTCCCACCATCATTAAATTCAAACGCAACAGATACTTCATTATCAAAATTATCATAGCAAGTACAAAAGATAGATTCTTGCCCCGGGTTGATTAGTAAACACCACTTACGTTTATCTTTATCATTAAAACTTTTAAAAACATCCAGTACAATAAATCCGTTATCTTTCAAACGTTTTTTAAAATACCCACATGTCTTTACTTTATTCCTCATACTTGTAAACCAGGTACAATATATTTCAACATTGACGTCTCGGTTTTTAGTTCAAAAGTACTTAATCCTTGTTCTGTATTAATCTTTACATTAATTCGAATATGATTTGTCGCCCCTAAAAGTCTTACTATATCAAAATGCATTGGAAAACTAACATCTTTAGCTTCAGCAGTATCATTAACTAAAATGGAATAACTATCTACAGATGAATTAGATCTATCTGTTATTTCTGCAAATATTTTTCCTTCAGAAATATTAAAATATAATTTTTCAGACTCTGCTACAAATGCTGCACCTTTTGCAAGTTCGCTTATCTTAGATGAATCAATATTAAATTCAATATCGTAAGGTAAGCTCATTATTTTTTCTACACTTAGTTTAGGAGCCTGTATAATATTGTCATCAAGAAAATGATACTTAAATCGCATCTTTTTGTCTTTATAAGATAAAGAATTTTCTTTATATGTTAAGTCAATATCATCTGATTCTATAAATGATAAAATCTTTTCTAACTTCTTAATGTTAGGGATGTTTAAAACCAAATCTGACTGGACGTCCAAATCGTAAGATGCGTAAATGATAAGTCCTTGTTCATTATTTGCAATGCATTCCAATTTATTATCTTTTGTCTTAAAAATTACTGCGTCGGTTAAAGCACTAATAGGGCGCAAGTAACCTGTAACAAATTGGTTTTTATTTTTGATATTAATGACCATAACTTATTATAGCCTTAAATCTTTGGTTTACAAGTTAGTTTTTTTCGTTGGTAGCCAACGAGTCTTTAATCCCGTTCAACAATCTCAATATTTTAGTTTGATCTCTTTCTATATCAGATAATCTATTGAATATATCCTGTGCGGTGGCTGAATTATCAAAATTGAATTCAATTTGATTTGGGTCGTGTTGAGTAGTTTCAGGTTGTTGTACAGGAGCTTGTTGGGGGGCTTGTGGGTGTACATGGTGCGCAACTTGCCCGGGTTGAGGTTGCGGTTGTAATTGTGGTTCTTGTGGATTTTGACCCATAACTTTTAGAATATCTCTATCCATTACGTTTTTGTCTACGTTTTTTGATCTTAACCCAGAAGATTCACTAACCAAGTGTTCATTTAGTTGTGCTAAATCGTTATGTACTGCTCCAAAAAGGCCTCTTATGGCCATTGCATCACTATATGGATCATCCGGGGGAGGTTGCCCTGCCCCCGGATCGAAGTCTGGGTCTAAACCCGCATTATGGTTCACCGGTGCTACTGGTACTTCACCAGGAGGTGGTTCACCAGGCGGCATTTGCCTCTGCGGTGGTCTAGATTCCTTATCCATTATTTGATGTCTTCTAAGCTGTTAAGCAAGTTAGCAATATCATCATCTTCGCTGTCATTATTGTTCGAAGTGCTTGATTCTGCTTCACTTTTCTCTTCAGACTTAGCAGGTTCAGCTGTTTTTTGTTCAATAACCGTTGTGGTTGTTGCACTTGCAGCATCATCTGTACTTATGCAATAGAAATGCTCATTCAACAGTTCTTTTAGTTCATCAAAACTCTTGACTGTGAAGACACTTTCAAGATCTGATATGCTGTCATACGTTTCTTTTGCTTTGTTGTCATCCATGCCTTCAATTGCTTTGGGCATACCGAATTTTGACGATACATATGTAGGAAAGTCGCCTTGCTTCTCAACCTTAATACGAAAATCGCATCCATTCTTACCTAGGTCAAAGATGCGTGGGCCTAACTCTTCGGCTTCATCACCTTGCATAGCTTCCATAATAACTTTATGAAGCTGTCTACCAAAACGCAACAACTTTGTTGTGCCGTTATTGTCAGGATTAACGGGATCATTCACCACATACACGTTTACCATCCAATTTTCACGACGCAAGATCGCTTTGGCCTTTTCTTTCTCTTCTTCACTACCGGTTTTAGTAATACGATAACGAGCTTCACCAATTGGATCACGCTCACCCCATGTTTGTGGGCTAATCTGGTTAATGTATTGACCGGTGGCAAATGAAGTCCACCCGTGCGTGTAATAATGAAAGAATGTTTTACTTGCATCCTTTACATTAGGCAATAAACGCACTGTATAAGTATTGCCAACTTCTGTTCTTAGAAACTGAGAACGATTTGTCTGACCGGAGTCTTTTGTCATCTCAGTTTTAATGCTCTCGAATAATGATTTAATATCTGTCATGTTATAATTTTAATATTTGTTCGTTAATTTTTCGTAGAGGTAACATCCATTACCGTACTAACATAATTATATATTATCCGACTAAGGTGTCCACTCTTTCTTTGCATAGCTTAGTAACCTTACCGAAATATTTTTTTAAATCCTCTTTACAATTGTAAAATTTTACTCGATATACACTGATATCATCAATTACCCCCTTGAGCATCATCTCAACCACCTCTCTATCAGCTTTTTTATATTCAGATGAGAACTCTGGAAAGGTATAAAGCATATATACTGAAACATTTCCTGATTTTANATGGGAAAAAAAGGAATTAAGTCCATCTGTCTTGTTTTCTTTATGAGATATGTAACTATCCCATTTGATCTTGTGTTTGTTACAGTATTCTGTTATGAACACCCCAGAATTCAAAAAGAAGTCTTTGTTTTCTTTGGAATCAATTTCAGATCTATTCAAACTGTTAACATAATCGAAATACAACTTACAAGCTTTAAGAGAAGTGTAAAATTTTAGATCTAAAACAGGGTTGTCTTGGTAAATTTTAAATGGAGCATAGAAGAACTTATCTAGATTGATATTTTTGTGCTTTGTAAAGAAGTGAGCTAACTTTTTACACAAAAACTGTTTATCTTCTTCTAGGTTATCGAAATTTGTTCGGAACTTATAAGGTTTGTTTTTAGTTACCCTACTTATCTTAAGGTGGGTGTTGTAAATTAGCTTTTCGAATTCTGTCACTAACTAATTATAGTTATATCCACTAATGAATCAATTTGTTTTTACTACTATTAATGTATTTCATGATATATTTGCTCTTATGTAATGATGGATCATAAAATAAAAACAATTTAACCATTTCGAAGTCGGTATCGATATCAATTTGTTCCTTAAACAGGCTTCTGAGCTTTTTATCTTTAAGCAACAGAATAAAAATATTAGGAAGGTTTACTTTTTTGTTATTTAAAATAGAAACAAAGGAACAAAACCCCATGAACGCATGCGCCATCTCTTTACTGTGGGTATGTTCTACTGGATTGTGATTTTCGTATTTCATACTTCAACTTTAAAGAGTTTAGTAAACTTTAAAAATGTCTCTGTCAGCTTTCCACCGGCTGAATCAGTATGACCACCTCCATCAATTAGTTTACCAGCAAGTTTATTTAGATTAACACCTACACCTGACCGTTTCCGTACACTAACACTGTGAGATTTTGGATTTACTATGAATACAATATCTGAAGCATGCTTCTTTAACAACCCGGATGCTACTTCGTTAATATTATGGGAACAAACCGAAGAAATTAGTTTATATGGTTTACCGTCAATGTTTGTCTTATAAGAAAACGCTTCTCCATTCTCTACTTGATCATGTATCTTCTTATTAGCTAACACAACCATGTTTTTTTGATGTAAACTAAAACCACTAAACCCATCACCGAACTCTTGTATAAATTTAGCAACCCTATCACCTGTATAACTCCACAAAACGTGATTAACACCCAAGCTTTCTTCTTGAGCTAGCTTATAACTATCGTAATCATCCACCAACTGTATTAATTTAGCTTTGGCGCCTGTAAGTTTTGTGTTAGTATTAGGAATTGTATCCAGAGCATACTTCAATACCAGCTTTGTAGTAGAAGTGTAGTCACTATCTAACACTAAAGTAGGTTTTGTAAACTCATCGTAATTGTCTTTACCATTATGATGGTCAATAACAACAATATTCTTATAATTAAGTAAATCTGAGTGGTCACTAACATTTAAATCACAGATATAAATTGTATCAAATTCGGAAATCTTATTTTTACTGAGAAACTTTACAAAGTCCCCCCTAAAATTCTTATGGGTGGTGGTTTTGTAGGAAATTTCCGTATCAAGTATCCATTTGAGTACTAAAAAACTACCAACCCCATCTAAATCCGAATCAGTAAATACGTAATCTTTACCGTTCATTTAGAAATTTATGATTTTTGCTACGATTCTCAACCATTGGCTAGGGCTTCTATAGCACCCATTACGTTAGCAGCCGCATTACCCATATCTTGGCCACCTCCATCACTTATTGTTAACGTTGGGTAGTGTATACTCATTTCTGTGGCACCGAAGTTTGGTCCAAATCGGTTCTTCATAACACCTAACCTTATTTGATCTAAACCCCTGTCTTCTTCGTTCTGAAATATTGAAAATATTGCATCTGCAGTCATTGCTAACCCCATACTTTCACCAATAGTATCTAATCCTGGGTCTTGCGTATCGTAACCAGATCTATTTAACTGTGTTGCTGTTATAATAGGGCAGTTATGTGTGTAGGATAACGCTCTAACTTGTTCTGTTGCATATTTTACACGTTCATAACTGTTATTACCAATTGGTGAATGCATTAAGTTAACGTAATCAAGAACTAACGCATCAATATTGATGCCTTTTTGTTCTATCTTCTTCATAAACGCCCCTAACTGTGATGCTGTTATAGTACTTGGTGGAAATTCTTTAATTAATAACTTACCTGATGGGTTTTCACTAACTTCTTTTTGCATCTTGGTTCTTAACTCTGGAATTTCGTGTCTTAGATTGTTAATTTCAAGTCCAGTTATATTACCTGCAAGTCTCTTAGCATACATTAGTTCACTCATTTCAAGTGACACCACTAACACCGTTTTTCCTTGTTTGGCCATGTTTACTGCTATGTTACCCAAGAAAATAGACTTTCCGACGTTGGTTTCACCAGCAAACACGTAAATAGATCGACCATTTTCAAGAAACCCACCATCTAACATGTCATCCACCCATGCCCAACCTGATGGTATGGTTGGTTCATCGATTTGAAGGTTTTCAATTAACTTTTCATGGTCAACAAGTAGATCAAACCCAAGATCTACCGATAAATTAATACCACAACACTTTTCAAACTTGTCAAATATTTCTGTTGGTTCAACCTTACCTTTTGAACAGTCATCTGCCACATCTAACATTGTATGATACACAGACTTTTCTTTTAAAAATCTTTCCGTGTTAGTATACAGCTCGTCGTTGTTAAATGATTTGTCTAATTGATCTATTCTTAAAAGAGTTTGTTTTAAATCAATTTTTAATTCAGGGGTAGTACAATAAGATGCAATTTCTGTAGCACTCGGTATTGTTTGTCTTTTAATAAAGAATGCTTTTATGATTGCAATTATACTTCTATAATTTTTGTTGTCAAAATACCGTGGATGAACGTGATCTATTATAGACCCAAGATATCTCGGATCTGTAATGCATTTATATAGTACTACATTTTCGTAGTATTCTAAATCCAAAGAATTTACTGACATATAAATCTAGTATAGATTATATACTTGAATGATCAACGACCGATTCTTGGTTGATTTGATCCCAAATCCAATCATACGTCTGTTGTATGCCTTTAATAAGGGGATAATGTGGTGACCAATCGAGCTTTTCTTGAATAAGTTTGTTGTCGCTATTTCTGCCTCTTACTCCTAGTGGTCCTTCAATATATTTTCTACCTAATTTTTTACCGGCAATTGTTTCTGCGGTTTCTACTAATGCATTAATGGTCACCATTTCGTCTGATCCAAGATTTACTGGACCCGACCAGTCTGACTCCATCAATTTTCTTATACCGTTAATACATTCGTCTATGTATAAAAAGGACCGTGTTTGTGTACCGTCACCCCATATTTCGATATTTTCACCTTCTTTGGCTAACGCCACTTTCCTGCAAATAGCAGCTGGAGCTTTTTCTCTACCACCTTTCCATGTACCTTTTGGACCGTATATGTTATGAAATCTAGCAATAGCACATGGAATGTTATAATTTCGTTGATATGCAAGGTATAGCCTTTCGGAAAATAACTTTTCCCAACCGTACTCACTATCAGGTGCAGCAGGATATGCTGAACTTTCTTCACAATTAGGGTTATCAGGATCTAATTGATTATGTTCAGGGTACATACATGCAGAACTGCTATAAAAAATCTTAGTTGTAACCTGATCATATGGTAAAACTCGAGAATCGTTATACCAAGGGGTTTTAACAAATTGGTTCAGTCGGTTTATTGCATCTAGGATATGTAAATTAATAGTTGCTGAATTTCTCATAACGTTTGCATCATGTTCACCGGTAAAAATATACCCGGCTCCACCCATATCAGCAGCTAATTGATATATTTCATCAAATTGTCCTTGATATTGTTTTGGTACAGTACCATAATAGCTTCCAGTTCTAATGCATCTTTCAACTATATCTTTTTCTGTTAAATCCCCTGTTACAAATTCATCGGCTTCTGATTCTCCGTAATCTGGGTGTTTTAGATCCACACCACGTACCCAATAACCTTCTTTTTTAAGCCTACTAACAAGATGGTTACCAATAAAACCACCTGCGCCACATACTAAAGCTGTCTTCATATCAGTATTATAACTACTTTTCCTCTTTTTCAACTACGCCAGCAGCAATAACATAATTACCACCATCGTTAGTTTCAACTTTTTCAAATTCGTAGTTTTCATTTATTTCTAAAATTGTTTTTTTAAGATAATCAACACCCTCTTCTTCTAGATAAAGAGGTACGTCGTCAATCAAGATAGAACTAGTTTTATTTTTACATATTGCTTTTATTAAATCCAGTTCTTGAAGAACAGGTATACCACCACCCTCATCATGAGCATCGAGCCAAAACATAACTTGGTCATCTTGTATCATTGGTAAAACGTTCATTAGAAAAACAGTAGACTCGGAGTTAAAAATACAAGGATCAACTATTGAACCATACATAGCCATTTCTGACATTAACTCAATTGAATGTTCTACCCTTTCTAAATTTATATCACAAGAATACAGTTTGGTAAAACCAACATGTACTGCTTTAGTTAACCCACCTCCTAGATGACAACCGGTTTCTACAAATATACCAGAATCGGGTTTATATTTTTCAAATAAGTCATAGATAGCACGGTTACTTGGATCTAGAGTCTCTTTATAATCTAATAAATCTTGCATAATTTTAGAAGACTGCAAACGGGTTACTGTCTTCGAATTTTACATACTCTAAAAATCCTGAACCTTCATGCATCATATATACATATCCATCTAATAGCGGTTTACCACCATCATATTGAACTGATGAAAATGTTGTTCCATTTGAAAATAAAGTACTACCATTTTTAGTTAAATATACAATACTATTTCTATCGTCCCAAACCCAACATGTGTGGGTTCCTTTAAATGCAGTAAATGTTTCTTCTAAAAGACCTTTATCATCAAAACATAAAGGTGATAAATCTAACTCTTGCATATATGCAGGAATATATGATGTATCAATATCTTTGGTATCACTTGCTTCTGTTATTTCTCTATAATTGGTTAGAACACCATTATGAGCTACATGCCACCTTCCATAATTAAATGGGTGTGAAGTATTTTCACTATACTGACGTACTTTACCTGTCGGAGCTTGATGATGACCCAAATAATAATCCCAATCTTCTAAGTATACGTTATCTAAATCAAATAGTTTATTTTTAAAAACACGTAACTTACCATCTTTTATACCACAAAAAGTAGATGCATAACCACCCCTGTCTTTGTTAAGTTCATACAATGTTATAAATTGTTGTCTATCTGAAGTACCAAATATTGCACACATTTGTTTATATTATAAAGTATCTAATAAATATTTCAATATGAAAGATAAAGATACCCAATTTCTTTACGAATCTTACCAAGAGTCCTTAACAGAAGGAAGAAAAAAGCAGTTTGAAGACAGGGTAAGGAAAGTTGTTGTTGACCCAGAAACAGGAGAAGAAAGAAAAGAATCATATTATGAGATGATGATGAGAATTAAGGGTATCCGTGGTGGTGGCGGAGCAAGAAGCAGATCTACTAGATTTAAGAAGCCGGTGGCAAAAGAAAAGGTTGCTTTAGGTAAGCGAAAATTTAAGGTAGCAGACGCAGCTTATGAGACACCACTAAAAGGTTTGCAAAAAGATATTGTTGGTTTTGTAGAAGTCAGGCCAACTACAGCAAAAGAAATTCTTGACTTTGCTACTAAAATAGAAGATCAAAAAGAGGCAGAAAAAATCTTAAAAGACATGATTCTGTTGGGTTTATTAGATGAAGTTTTTGGTGAAGAGGAAGCCCCTCTAGATGATGTAGATCCTGATAAGTTAGGAGAAATCGAAGCGTATCAAGATTTTACTGCTACAGATAAAGAGTCAGAAGAATTAGAAGATTATTAATATGGAAGTAGAATTAGGTTATCAATATTTAGATACTCGATTTACTGGTACAAGTTCTACTAAATTATCAGGCAGTGGAAATTTTCCTTTTCCTAATCAAGATATGGGGGTTGCAAACTTATTAGCTGATGCAGAATTACAGAGTTATTTTACTGTAGCGCTCTGTTTACCTATTTTTTACTAATATGGCATTGTTTTGGGAATCCATGAACTGTAGGATCCATTTCTTGCTGTTCTGCTTTGTGAGGTAAATCGTTGTGTCTTCCTTCATATTTTAAATTACACTCTAAATCAATATTACTAGCAAACAACGTCCCAGGTTCCTGTATAGGCCATGAATCATAAACAAATTTAAAATTCTTTGTTATCCATTCTAATAACCATGGTTTAAATCTATGGTAGTGTTCGCTATCATGAAGAACTACTACTTTACTAGTATCGTTTGCTGCAAATTTTATCCAGTTTGCTCTGTTTTCATACCCACTAGTATCAACAAAAATTAAATCGTAGTGGTCGTCCAACTTATGAAAGTATTCTGAACCAAAAACCCATATACCTTGTTGCTCATGAGTAATTTTGTAGTTTTCGTTTGCATATTTTTCTTTCATTTGTTCGTACCAACATTCTGGTGGAACATTATGATATTCTATACCCCAAATTTTAGCTTTACCCTCTTTTGAAATTTTACTAAAGTACTCACTACTACCAGTACCGGTACCACACTCTAAAATACTAAGTTGTTTATTACCGTTTTTCTCATACAGAAAATTTACTAGATATTCTAAGTAAATTCTATGTGATGAAAACGCTGTATCGTCAGTGTACCCTATTTTTGATATTTTATCCTTATCGAATATATGCATTAAGGGCCTCTGGTTCCATATCTATCAGAAAACACCTCATCAATAGGAAACGGTTTACATTTATTGTCTTTCCAATATTTGGTTAAATCTTGTTTATATTCAATAGGGTCAATATAACCTGCATCTGCAAATCCCTTAATTCGTAATGAACTGCTTGGTGTGGTTGCATCAGAAAGTTCATCACCACTATAACAAGTGTATGTATATTTTAGATCAACCCTACTACCAACGGCAAACTCTACAATAGCTTGTTTACTCATACTAAGTAACGGACAATTAAGAATAATTCGATGTGTTCTATTTAGTCCTATTAACGTTTGAAAGTGTTCCTGAAATTCTGCACTACCATCCCAATAACCAGCTAAACTATCAACTTGAGTTGCACCATGATAAACGGTTTCAGCACCAATTGATTCTGCATATGCACATGCTATTGTCAAAAATAATTGATTTCTAAATGGTACATAACTTACTGGTTGTGCTTCCCCTACCATATCTTTAACATCAGGATTATCAATGTCTGTATTAGTAAGTGAACTTGTCGTAAGTAACTCTTTTAAAAATGAAACATCCAACACTTTGTGTATTACTTCACAATCTTCAAAATTATGACTAAAGCTAACCAACTTTGCATGTTCGATTTGTATCTTTGCACATTCAAGTTCGCGTATATGCCTTTGACCATAATCAAAAGTTAAACAGTGTAGCTCACCCGATTGAAATTGAGCCATTCTTAGCATGGCAGCACTGTCCATACCACCACTAAAAATCATTACAGCTTTTTTATCCATAAAACGAGTATATATTACTTACCAATGCTTACCATAATAAAAGTCTTCAATTATTAGATAATCCATTTGTGTACTCTCTAAGACTTTCATTGCATCGGATATAGTATTCAAAATTGGTTTACCAGCAATGTTAAAAGACGTGTTCAATAAAACACCATGACCAGCTGTGTCTTCAAAAGCGGTTATAAGATCATATAAGAACTCATTTTGTTCTCTTGTTACCGTTTGTACTCTTGCTGTACCGTCAATATGTGTAATAGATGATAATTTTTCTTTCCATTCTTTCTTTACTGTAGGGCAATAAAGCATATGACGACTTTCCCCTTCCCATTCAAAATATTTGGAAACGTCTTCTAATTTGCATACTGGTGCAAATGGTCTATACCACTCTCTGTTTTTTACTTTAAAGTTGAGAATGTCTTTCATTTCAGGAAAAGCAGGATTACAGAAAATTGATCTGTTACCAAGCGCTCTTGGTCCATGTTCACACCTTCCTCTAGCACATCCAAAGATTTTACCGTTTGCTAATTCTGTAGCAATATGACCAAGGTTAACAGGCTTGGCAGAATTGCTTTCTATCCAAGCAGGGTATGTGTTTTTATCTAAAAGTTCCATACCACCATAAGTGATGTCAATAGGTGTTTTAGGTTTTTTAAAACCAGCTAACAAACCCAAAGCAATACCACAATCATTTGTATTTGGTGCTACGAAACTTGGTCTATCTGGAAATAACGTTCTTATTTTAGAGGCTAACAATATATTAAGACCACAACCACCTGTTATAATGATAGGTAAGTCTTCGTATTTTTTCAAATAAGGGTCTACTACTTCGAAAAAACATTCTTCAAATGCAGCTTGAGAAGTAGCTGCTACATCCCAGCTAACTTCTTTTTCAAGTCTCTTATTTTCATCAAATACCAACCCACATGTATCAGTAATATATTGTTTTAACTTTTTATAAAAATCTTCTCCATCAGGTTTAGAGTAATAAAACTTTTTAAAGTGTGGTAACCATTCTTTGTTTACGTTTCCGTAGTTACACAACCCCATAATTTTACCACTATAAACTAAATTACCATCTGATATCCATTCCTGTCTAATATCAGGACAAAAATGTGCAAAACACATATATGGAAATCCAAAATCGTAATCATAGTCTGTTCGATTAGCTGGATTTGTTTTATCTAAATATGTTACACCGTCTTCCCGATTAGCGGTAAATATATTGAAGAACCCGTCATTACCACCACCATCAAAACTAAAAATTAAAGCTTTTTCAAAATTAGATTGATAAAAGGACCCACTTGCATGAGCGTGATGGTGCCAACCTTCAAGTACCGTATTAGCATCAATAAAGTTTTTATAACTGTATGTTATATCGTCATGTACACATTCAGTATTAATATGAAGTAAGTTATCAAAGGGTGTTGGATAACCTAGTTCCTTTTCCAGATATTGTAAAATAGCATAAACGGCTTCTTCTCTAAATTTTAATGGTTTGTATTGAGCTAGACCAATATTTTTAATATTAAAAAATCGTTCAAATTCAATAACGTAATATTCATCATTGTCTTCTAGAGCAATTGCACCGTTATGCGAACCGTAGATAGCAATATTTGCCATGTCCTTATTTACCGTAGCTATACACTAATTTCAACTTCTTATCCAACTCAGGAATAATAAAATTTTCCCAAAGTTCTTTATCTTTTTTCCAATTTTTATAGTATCCGATCTTGTCTCCTGCTTTGAATTTTTCGTCCTTACTCTCCATACCTATTTGAAAGGTACTACCGGTCTGCGTTAATATCCCATGATTAACAGCCATGTCCTTTAAGCCACTGTACCTATCTAAACCAGTACGGAAGTTAAGATATATTTCAGCTTGTAAAAATGGTGGTACAAACCGATTTTTAGTGGTTAAAAACCGTAA